CTTCCCCGGTCGAGAGCGTCGGGGGGCCGATAATGGCGCCGACGTCCATGCTCACGCGTGCCGTGGAGTGCAGCGAGCCCGAGCCGTTGTCCTCGGGGCCGTCGCCAGCCACCAGATAGATGGCGTTCTTCTTGAAGACGACCAGCTTGTCGTCTAGCTGCGCAATCCCAGTGATGTCGCCGAATTCGTCGTCGAAGTCGATCACGAACTCGTCGACAAACTCCGGCTGATGGCCGGGCCGGATGTGCTTCGAGAACCACAGTTCGGTGCGGAAGTCGGCGTTGACCATCCACAGTCGGTCGCCGTACGTTGCGAGGTACGCCGGGCGCGGCGTGATGGCCGTTTCGAGTTCGGCGTAGGTGTAGAGGAAGTCATTTCCGGCAAGCACGATGTCCGTCGTCGAGTCGACGGTTGCGACTGCGCCGGTACCGCTGCTCAAGTAGGTGATCGAGACCAGCTGGAACACGCTGCCGTTGCCGGCGGTTCGGAACAACTTCGCGGCAACCGATCGAGGCTGTATCCCGAGGCTGAGCCCCTGGCTCTCGAGACACGGCATCGTCCGTGGGTCGTAAGTCGCCGTCACGGTGTTATTGGCCCCCGTGAGCGTGATCGACGCCGGCTCGCTGAGCGGCGACCTCCACACGCGTCCGTGCTGGTCGGCGATCTCCAGCATCTCGACGTACTGATACGTTGCAAGCAGCGTCAGGCCCGCGCCGCCGACCGTAGACTGCACAAGCGTAGGAGACCGCGGGAAGAACGGGACGCCGTGAATCGGGCAAGGCCCCGGCTCAGCGGCGAACAATGCACCAGACGGAAACCACAGCGCCCCGGCGCATTCCAGCGGGCGACCCACTGACAGCGCTCCGACGTTCGCGGCGGCCGACGCCGGATACTCGATGTGCCAGACGTCGGGGACATAGACAGCTGCGCTTGCTCCCGCAATCTCCGTGGCCGTAGCGCGGCGATAGAGCGCCGTCCAGAAGGACCGCGATGAATCTCGAACCACGTGGGGGAGTGCTTCGCCTCCGAACGGGTCGACCCACGCATCGAGAGGAAGGATCACCGACTGCGGCTCCTCTCGCGTGGTCACGGTGTTTCCGCCGGTGAACGAGAACGTGAATTCCAGATACGTTCGTTGCGTCTCCGTTGCCGCGGTCACGTTGATGCCCATGATCACGCGCATCGGATCCGTCCCCGGCTCCCGCCAGGCGTTGCCCTTCAGCGCAAGATCTGTGCGCGCAGCCCCGCCGACGAATGCAGCCGCGCCAATGGTCGTAGACTTCTTGCACGCCTTGGGGCCGCCTGCCGTCTGATAGACGATCTGCCACTCGGTCCCGTTCGTGTAGGCCACCCCTGCCATCGACGTCGAAGCGATTGCCTCGGCCTGCTCGTCGGTTGTCACTGCGCCAGCCGACGTTACTCGCAGGACGCGCGTCGACGGCGCCGTGTTCGAAACGGCGATGTATCTGACTCCGGAGCCGTCAGGTTCAGAGAGCAGAGACAACCAGTTATCGCAGGTGACCGCGATGACCAGATTCGCCGTCGCAGTCGATCCGGTTGAGGGGTTGTACTCGATGAACCGAATCTGATTCGCGGCGGTACGGGCGACGATCGTGATCGTCGAGCCCGTGTAATACATGACGTCGACCCACGACACCGTAGCGTGCCCACCTGCCCCGGAGATGGTGTCGCTGCGCTGCTGGTTTCCGGCCGAGTCGTAGACCACTGCCCGCGTCGTGCCGTCGGTGCACCCCATGACAACGACGAACAGGCTCCCGAGCGCGGCGACGCGCGCATAGTTCGCGGTGCTCAGGAGCGTGACCGCAGGCGCGATCTGCTCCATCGTCGACTTGCGAAAGAACGTCAGAACGTGCGGGAAGACGAAAGCGTTCTTCACAGCCACCGCCGTGGGCGTCACCGCGACGTCCAGCGACGAGGCCGCTCCCGTGGAGCGCTGGTAGTTGACAGAGTACCGCGTCCAGTTCGCCGGCCGATCGCGTAGGGACGCGCCGTACGACGACGTCGACGTTCCCGAGTCGTAGAACCGCATCACGTCGCCGTCCGTGTCGGCCAGGTAAGCGAGGCCGCCGTCGGCCTTTGCGCCGACCATCACCGGCCCAGGGCTCATCGTGACGGCGTCAAATCCCTGGCGCGCGCGCCACTCGTCGGCACGCTCCTGCTTCACGTCGTCGAGGCGCAGGTGCGAGCCCGGCTGCACGGACAGCGGGTTGGAATCGCCAGCCAAGCCCCCCGTGAGGGGCCAGCTGATCGGCTGGGGTCGAAGCGCCATCAGGCGACCCCACGGAGCGGCGCGGCACGCCAGACTTGACCCTGGCACGCTACGCGTTGAAGAATCACCTCCGTGGACGGCCTGACGAAACTCTTTCTGCGAATCGCGATCCCTCTGCTTCTGATCTCGCCGGTCCTGATTTTTGAGGAACTGCGAGCCGTGAAGGCGGCGATCTCTGAGACGAACGACAAGCTCGACCGGCTTGAAAGAATCCTCGTCCGCATCGAAGGCAACGGACATCGGCCGTGGCCTCCTGACCCCAAGTAGCAAAGGAGTCCTCTAATGAAGAAGCTGTTACTCGTCGCAGCTGTGTCGTTCTCTCTCGGTTTCTTCGCGTCGCCAACCGAGCGCACGGCCGAGGCGTACCCCGGTATGATGTGCTTCAACTCCGGCGGCTGCGGGCACTGCGAAGTGTGCGTCAAGAAGCGCGAAATTGACCCCGCCGGAGAGTGCATGAAGATCTCCGGCTGCTCCTGAGCGGCCATCACGAGAACTCCCACAGGCGGACGATCCCGTTCCCGCCGAGGCCGCCGGTCTTCGCGGTGATTCCAGCGCCGGCCATTGCCCCACCGCCGCCAGATGCCCGAGCTATGGCTGAAATTCCGTCGAGGTCAGCGCCCGCCGCGTTCGACACTCCGACGCCAGCGCCGCCCCAGTATGACGATCCGCCGCTGCCGGAATAGAGGACGCCAGAGGGGCTCGTTACCGCCGGAGATCCCGGCGCGCTGGATCCATTCTGCGTGCCGTTGGAGCTGATGGCCGCTGCCGCTCCAGGGCTCCCGCTCGCACCGAGCCGGCCGCCGCCGGGACCGCCCTTCGCAGTAACGGTCGTGACGCCGTCCGAGAACGTGGTATCAGCTCCGGCGCCACCCGGACTGCCGGTGCCACCCGACGAGCCGCCAGCGCCAATCGAATGCGTCCAGTTCGCCGGGATCGTCGTCGTGGCGAAGTAGGCGAACCCGCCTGCCGCACCTCCATGCCCACAGTCACCGATCGACGCCGCACTGCCGCCGCCCTGGCCGCCTCCGGCCCAGATCGCGGCAATCGCAAGCGTGCACCCCGCGGCGGAGGCCGTCGACGCGCCACTGGTGATGATCCTCGGAGAGCGAAGCAGCCGGCCCGCAGATGCCGGGGCCGCCCAACTCCCGTCAGCACGGAGGAAATTCGCTGTCCCGCCGCCGCTCGCCGGGACGATCCCGTCCGTTGTCGCCGTGAACAGTGCCAGCGCGAGGTTGACCCCAGACCACACCATTCGCTGCCATCGACCAGGCTTCGAGCCGTTCGGGTTGATGACGTACCGGCTGTCGTCGCGTGCCGTGGCCGTCGAATTCCAGGCAAAGGCTCCCTCAAGCCCGTCGAGCACGGCCGACCCGCCGGACAGCAGCGCAACGCGCGGACCGGCCTCGCCCGAGTCGTCGCCGGGCGTCTTCCGAAGTGCGGCGATGGTGGCCGCCGTGATGGCCTTGAGACCGGGCAGCTTCGCCGGGCTGCGGTTGCCGTCGAGTTCGACAAACGCCGAGTAGTAATCGACGAGCAGGCTCAGCAGATCCTCAGGATCCTTGATCTGTGCCAGGTTGGGCTTCTTCAGGTTCATCGAAGCCACCTCACGCGCGATCGCGTCCGCACGTCCTCGACGCTGGGCGGGTCCGCCGAGCGCTGGGAGGCGGCCCACTTCATCGCGCGCGCCTTGGCCGCGCCGAGCTGGGCGGCAACGGCCGAGATGTCCCATTCGTTCTTGGTGAGCATCATGACCGCCGCGTGCAGAACGATGACGTCCTGGAACTGCTCAAGCTCTACGTCGAGGGTCGACCCGGGCAGTGTCAGAACCGGCGCCTGAGGCACATAGAGCAGCTGGTAAGTCCCCTGGCACCAATTCGCCGGCTCGATGTAGAGCAGAGAGCCGGCAACGCGGTAGCTGCGCCGCCCGGCGATGCGCCCCTGCCGGAGCGCGTACATCGGCAAGAAATCTTCGTAGGTCGTCCCCGGATCGGACTTCACCGCGCGCACGTTGCGAAAGTCAGCCGGTAGCGCGTTGGTGTTCGACGTCGGCGCGCTCAGCGTGAACGGCGTCTGAAACGAAACACGGAAGTCAGGCGCGATGTCGACGACGTCGTTGTACAGCGTCCGGATCCCGTCGTTGACGAATTCCACAGCCTGCGTCGACGTAACGAACGTGTCGCTCGTCGACGCAGGCTGGTCCGCGATGGCCTCGGCCCGTGCTTGCAGCTGGTCCCTGGTGATGGCCATCGTTGTTTGTCAGGCGTCGGACTCGGTCTTCTCTTCCTCGGGGGCTTCGCTTGCCTCGTACTCGGCCATGCATGCCTCGTGATGGTCGGAGAGAGCCGAATTCACCTCCTCCATGTCCACATCATCAGGATTCAGCCCGAGTGCCTTCACCAAGTCTTCGGCGGCCATCCGCTTGGCTTTCCCAGGATCGGGCGCCGACTCTCCATCGTCCTTCTCGGCCGCGGCGTCATCACCATTGCGTGCCGAGGCACGCTTGGTGATGTCCGCCGGGGTGATGATCGCGACCGCCGGCATCAGAAGGTCTTTCCGCGGGCGACCTTGACGGTGATCATGTACGAGAGGCCGTCGGGCACCTCAGCGTCCGCATACGACGTCTGCGTGAACTGGAGCTTGAAGTCTCCGGTCTGCGTGGACGCCGCGAGGTTCACGGTGCGAGTGACGTTGTCACGACGAATGAACGCGTCGTACCCCGTCGTGTTCGCGCCGTAGACCGCGGTGTCGGGTCCGATCGGGCACACGTCTACCTGCAAGAGCCGCTCGAAAGCGGTCGGGAGGGTGATCGTGTACCTGCCGGCCGTCGCCGCAGTCTTGACGAGCGTGACCCCACCGGGGAGCCACGAGTTCGCGGTGTCCACCGCCCCGGCCGTGGTGATGACCAGGCGCATGTGGAACGTGATCTCGTCGACCACGCCCATCACGCCTGCGGCCGGCCGGGGGATTGGATTGGTTGCGGTTGGCATGGCTTCGCCTTCCTCTGCTCAGAACGTCAGGCAGAAGTTGTGGATGGGGGCGTTGCACCCCAGGTCGGCGTAGTACCCGACGCGGCCCTCGATGCCGTCGGCCGCCGCGAGACGGAGCACGGTGTTGCCGTCGTCGTCGAGGAACGTCGGAATCTGCGAGGTGCGAGCGCAGAACAGTTGCAACGACTCCTTGCTGACCCCATAGATGCGGTTCACGGGGCAGAACGGGTCGCTGAAGATGTCGATGGAGTCGCCGCTCGAGGCCATCAGGTTGATGCCCTTGACGCCGACGCCCGGGATGGGGCTCGCAACGGTGGTGGGCCGGTAGCGCCCCATGGCCAGCTTGGTCAGGTTGCGCCGACGGGTCGGGTTCATGAACACCCAGTCGACCTGGCCGCCGTAGCGATCCACCTCGGCGAGGCCGTCGATGATCGCGTCCTCCTCGGTCTTTCCGAGCGAGTTGATCGACACGCCACGGAGACGCGAGTCGGTGGACCGCGGGTACCCGAAGATGGTGTCGGACATGTTGAGCTGGCCTTCGAAGCCGACGATTGCCAGCCGCGAAGGGGTCGCCGAGTCCTGCCGATCTCCCTTGCGGAAGATGAAGTCGCCGAGCGCGACGCCGGTGATGGTGTTGATGTTCGCCGACGTGGTCAGCGTGCCGGTGTTGTAGTCGATCGCCGTGATGCGCAGATCGGTGGTGCCGCCCGAATTGCGCAGCAGGTTCGCGTTGAGCGACGCGCTGAACTGGATGCGCATGCCGATCTCGAAGAGCACCGCGTCCTCGGGGAACGCCAGCACAAGCGACGTCGAAGCCAGCGTGGTCGAAGCGCCGATCGTCGACATCTCGCCGAAGCCCGAGCGGTAGATCTTGGTCGCGAACGACTGCATCGTTCCGCCCATGATTCCGTCGATCTGAGCGACCATCTTGTCGTAGAGGGCGCCTTCCTTGTCGGACGCGGCGGCCATCAAGCGACCCTCGATGGTCGCTACGCCGTAGTCCTGCTGATACGTCGAGATCACCGGCTGGACGATGTTGGTGATTTCGGCCCCGCCGTTGGTCTGCGCGGTGGCGAAATCAGCTGACCCGCCGCCGTTGTTGCCGACGCGCATCGCCCACGTGGGCTGACCGGACCAACCGACCTTGGGCACCATCGCCGCGGCGGCGCCCTTGGACCATTCGATCTTGCTGACGAACTTGGTGCTGTAACGCCGTTTCAGACCGGCGGAGAGATTGGCAATTGTTGCCGCTGGAGCTGCCATGGGAAACCTCCTGGACCGAGCGAACGCGAATGCGCTTCAAGCTCGTTGCCCAGGGGTTTCGCCATGCGGGCAGCTTCGAAATACGGCTCTTGCAGACGATGGTGAATGAAATTCGGCGCGCCGTCAATGTGCGCGTCGCGCGATTAACGTGTAGCGCAGCAAAGGATCATCGTGCGCTATACGTTGCTCATTGCACAATGAGCGTGTAGCGGCTCAAAGCGACGATCCCCAGCCCTTGTGGCCAGCCTTCTGCATCTCGCGCTTGATGATTGCGTCGCGCTGGGCGCCATCGAGCGGCAGCCCATCGTCATCGACCGCGGGGCCGCGCGCGGCGATGCGCTTGCCCACTGGGGCGGCGGGCTTGGCGGGCGCCTTGGCGGCAGGCTTGGCCGATCCGACCGGCGGCGGGACGACCACGGCAGGCTTGGCGGCGGCCTTCGAGCCGCGCGGCGGGAGCTCGAGCCCCACGGCACGGAACTTCGGCGCCTCCTGCTCTCGGGCGAGATCCTCGGCGGCGTCGGCGGCCTTCGCCAGGTACGCGGCGTGCTCGCCCGGCTTGAACCCGGCCTGCTCCCACATCATCAGCGCCGACTCGCGGATGGCCTCGAGGCGCCCTGGGATGGCCCTGGACAGGGGGATGTCCAACTCCTGGCTCTCGGTGAGCTCCTTGGCGAACAGTTGCGCGTAGGACTCGACACCGATCGCGTACTTCACGAAGTCCATCTCTGCGCCCTCTTTGCGGCCGGCGGCAACCCATTTTTCGGCGGCGCGGGCATAAATCTTGTCGAAGTGCGGCGAGAGGCCGGCGGCGGCAACGGCGTCGCGGATCATCTGCTGGCCGCGGTACTGGCGGAGCTCGGCCTCGACGGCGGCTACCCGGTCGTCCGTCTCGGGCTTCTTCTGCTCCGGGCGCACCTCGGGCAACGTGACCTTGCCGGTCAGGGCCAGTTCGAGAAGCTCCTCCTTGGTCTCGATGCCAAGGAACTTCAGCCGCTCGGCCAGGTCGGCGCCCTTGAGCTTCTCGACCGCGGCGGCGGCTTCCTGCTTCGCCATGGCCGCTTCCCTGGTCGCCTGGTCGGCTGCCTGGCGCGCGCGCTGCACCTCGTCCACGAGCGTGCGGTTGCGGGCCTGGTACTTCAGGGCGTCGAGCATCTCCCGGCGCTGGGCGGCGCGCGGCTTCTCGGGCGCGGCGGCCGCCTCCGGCTTGTCGGCGTCGGCTTTGGCTTCGGCCGCCTCTTCGCCGCCGGGGGAGGTCGCCTCCTCGTCGTCCGCGTCGCCGGCCTTGTCGGCCTTCGCCGGGTCGTCGCCGGTGATGTCCTCCGGCTTGGCGGCCGGCTCTTCCTCGATGACGACGTCGCCGGCCTTCGAGCCGTTGTCGGTCGGGCCGCCGGCCACCACCACGTCACCAACGTCGATGGCACCGAACGCGTCGGCCTCGCGTGGCTCGTAGGCGATCTCCTTGACCGAGTCGGTGAAGCCGGGGGGCGCTGAGGTCAGGCGCTGCTTCGCTGCCGGCGCAGCTGGCCTCACCGTCTCCACAGCGTTCGCACGGTCGGCCATGACGGTCTGCGTGATGCTGTCGGACATCGACCGGGCTCCTTTGCTCATTCGTCAGATCCTTTCGTGGTGTTCTCGGATGCGCCCAGGCGGGACGTACTCGTCAAGCTCGTCGTGCAGGACAGGCCACAGCACATCTCCGAAAGAACAGCGCTGAAGTCGATGGCCGTCGCCACCGCAGAGGCCGCAGGTCCCCGGATACTCGCCGGCCGCCTCTTGCTCTGCGGCTTCAGGCTCCGTCAGATAGTTCTTCCCGCGCCATCCCAGGCCCGCGAATGGCCGGTGGGTCAGCGGGCCGCTCATTGCACCATCCCCGGCACGGGCGGCCCACCTGGTCCACCTGGAACCGGCGGCAGGGCTGGTCCGGGTGGCGCCTGGGGCGGCTCACCGGTCGGCGTCGGACCAGCGGACGTCGGCGGCGCGATGCCAGGCAGCACCGGCGGCTGAAGCTGCGGACCGCCTCCACCGGGGCCACCGGGCGCGGGCGGTCCGGCAGGTGGCGCCGCAGGCTGCGGCTTCGTTGCGTTCAGCAGCCGCCGCAACATGTTCATCGCCTCTTCGCTGTACGCGTCGTCCAGTAGCGCCAGGAAGTACCGCGCTCGCGCGTAGGTGAACAGCGCCTCTTTGTTCATGTACTCGTCAGGCGTCTCGTAGTGCTCGTCCTCGAGGATGTCGTCGACCAGCTTCTCTTGGAGCATCTGCTCGGAAAGGATCAGGTCCGTGATGGGCGAGATGTCCGGCACGTTCAGCGCCGACATGGCCTGCTCGCGGGTCAGCCACCCCTCTTTGATCAGGTCGGCCGCCTTCTGGAACTGGCCCGAGAGCGACTGCCCGAACAGCGACGACGGAAGCACGCGGATCTCGTACTCGCCGGTCAGGTCCTCAAAGACCATTTCCTTCCACACGCCGCGGGAGATGGCACGCCACTTCGGCTTGGCGTCGGGGTTCTTCTTCGCGTGGTCGCGGGTCAGCCGCCACCACCACTTCGCGGTCTCGACCCGGTCCGTCTCCCAGTTCTGAGACGGGAGCGCGAGCCGGTCGGCCTGAAGCTCGGTGTCCTCGCGGATGGCCACGGCCGCCGTCACTCCCGCGCGCCCCTGCCCGCGCATCGTATTCGGGGACAGGCCGATGGTGTCGGACATCTGCCCTTCGAGCTCGTGCGTGTACTGGTACGCCTCTGGGTGGAGCGCTGGCGGCGTCTCGACCGTCGCAGCGGTGTTCACGTACTCATCCACCGCGACGTAGGCGTTGTTCAGGCCCGTCGGCGCATTCTCGCCCTTCTTCGTGTGGATGATCTTAGTCGCGCTCTGGTGGTGTGCCTCGCGCAAGGTGATTTGCTGCTCGTTCAACTCGACCTGAGCCGCCCTGGTCAGCGACACGACACTGTGCCCGCTCACGCCGACATGCTTCTCGTCGAAGACGCCCGTGATGAACGGGATACCGTCGTAGTGCCAATCCTCGTCCGTGTGCAGCTTGTTGCCGACCACGATGACGTGCCTGCCGTTCGGGCCGCGCTGGTAGGCGTCGATCACGCGAACCTTCTGTAAGGTGTTGCTCGCGCCGATGGCCCCGGCCATCAGGCTCCCGTTGCTCGACGACTGGCCGGCAAGCTCCTCTGGATCCACGCCGAGCATCGCGGCAGCGGCTACGGTGGGAATGCGACGGACGTGGTAGCGGCACTCCGGGTCGCCGAGCTTGCCATCTTCCTTGTCCCACAGCTGCTCCCACGGCGGAAAGCGGGCCAGTTTCGTGTCGCCGTCCTCGACGTAGACCTTCATCCAGCCGAGGTCACACGTGAGCTGGTCGCGCATCTTCAGCGACGCCTCTTTCTGGTAGCCGACGTGGTCAGCCCAAGCGTCGGACAGCTCGGTCATGTACCTGCTGGCGCGCTTGGCTTTGCCGTTGCCGCTGGACGGGACGAACTGCGCGCGCGGTCGGAACGAGCAGATTCGGTTCCGAACGGTGCCGACGAGCTGATACGCCTTGTTGAAGATTTGGCCGTTCCCCTCGCGGGCGTCGATGCGGGCGAACACCTCGGACGCGGCGTCGAGGTCGGTCACGCGGTCGCCTGTGTACAGTTCGAGATCGTAGGCCATCCACTCGCGGCGGTTCTTCTCGTCCTGCGACTGCTCGATTTCGTCGACGGTTCGGTTGAGCTTTTGCACGAGATCAACCGCGTCTAGGTCGCCGGCTTCGTTCTCCTCGGCGTTCGGCGCCTCGCACCAACGCGGGCCGCTCCCGGTGCGCTGCACGCGCTCTTCGGGCTGGTCGGTGTCGGTGACTTCGGCTTCGGAGTTCTCGGTGGGGTCGGTAGGGTCGGTGGTCTCGTCGCTCATGATTGCTTGTCCCTTGCCTTACGCTGCTCGCGGAGACACCTTGAGCAGAAGCCTCGCGCAGCGTCAGCTTCGTCCCCGCAGTGCCGAAGCGACGTGCCGTTGAAATAGCCGCCGCAGACGCCCGGAAAGTAGCGGCGGATTTCGGTCTTCAGACCGCGCCAGATCACCGCTGTATCAATCACAACCCTCATGGCCGCACGATCCTGCTCTCCTCGATCTCCGTGCCGTCGTCGCTCTGCATCGCCCGTACGAACGCCGTGGCCTGCCGAGTCGCCGCGCAGTGGACGCAATTGCCGTGGGCGTTGGCGCGCGACGGGCTGTGACCGCGGACGTCGGCGGCGGTGCGGATGAGGCGCGACATCATGTCGACTAGTTCGCGCTCGGTGGAGTCTTGGTCGGCGTCGTCTGGCTTGGTTGCTGGGTCGGTCACGGCTGCGCCTCCACTTCATCGGTGCCAAGGGCACACAGTTCGGCCTCACGCCACAGTTCACGGCAGACTTCCTCGGCGCTCTTCGACGGGACAGTAATCGCCGAGGCCATGCCAAAGAGCCACCCTGTCTCATCTTGCTCGCGGCGCCACATTCGCCTAACGAAGCCAGCCACTCCGTGGACGGGCATGCCGTCCGGCCCGAGGTAGATACGGGAGAAATCTGCCGCCGATCCGGCTCCAGGCAGCGCCTCCATGGTGATGAAATACTCGCCAGGAAATGCGTTCTCACACCCTGGAGTGGCACACGGCGAGCGCCCAAACGACAGCTTCCGATGATTGCACGTCAAGAGAACGCCTCCCTTCGGGCCTTCGCCGCGCGCGCCCGCATGACACCGCCCTGCTGCTGCTCGCGCTTCATCCGCTCCATGGCCACCTCGTAGGGCGTCTTGACCACCGGCGGTTGCGCCTCCCCTGGAAGCTCGCGCAGCATGTCCCGCGCGTACCGCCACGGGTACAGCCAGGCGTCGCCGGGGTCCGAGTGAGCGGCGTCGCTGGCCAGCTTGCCCGGCTTCTTCCAGCGCAGACGCGTGGCCTCCTTGACCATCAGCGCGGCCAGCTGCGGGTCGACGAATGTCTTCCCGGCGCGGAGGTCGTCATTCAAGAGCTGGATGAACTCGACCTTGCGCGCCTTCTCGGCCATCACCCACTGAATCTCGGGCGCGTCAACGGCGAACGTCTCGATGGTCTTCCGCGTGGCGTGACCTGCCGGGTCGAACACCACCGGCCCCGGGCGCTCGGATTGCAAGGCGCGGAGCCGGGCGAAAAGCTGGTGGTTGGTCTGTTGGCTCGTGGCTTCCATGTGCGTCAGGTGCGAGACGGAGCGGTCAGGCGAGATGGACATGCGAGAGATGGCGTCGGCGTCGTTCCAGCCGAGGTCCAGCCCGTAAACGTTGGCGAAGGCCTTGCCGTCCCATGGTCGCAGCGCAGGCGGCGGGATGTAGTAGACCAGCGCGTCGGGGTCGACGATCCACTGACCGAGCCATTCGCGGCGGTACGTGATGGAATCGACGGTGAGGTGGTACCGCTGGCGGGCCTCGGCGAGCGGGTCGCGACCGGCAAAGAAGGGGTTCTGCGCGCACGTCCAATGGTGCTGGTTGCTCCACCCTTCGATGGCGTGACAGGCGTCGAAGAACGGGCCGGAAGCTGCTGGGCCAGGCGTGCCGATAAGTACCAGCTGGCCATTGTAGTCGAGTAGGGTCGGGGCAAGGACGTCTGACAGGAAGTAGCTGAACCAGTCAGGGCCAAGGCCGGCCTCGTCGACGATAGCGAGGTCGCACTTTCGTCCACGCGCTCGCTCGACGTCCTTCTGGTTGTAGAAGCCGAAGATTTCGAATCGGCTCTGTCCGCTCGCAAAGGCAAGCTCGGTGACTCTCGGTTCCAGCCCCAGCTTGAACTTGTTGTTGAACTTGAGGAGGTCTTCCCAGACGATCCCGAAGCCCTGCTCGTTGGTTGGAGCGAAGTAGAAGACGTTCGCACCGGGGCGCTTGGCGAAAGCTCGCAGCGTCTTCCCGAGCACGCTCGTCGTCTTCCCGGCGCGCCTGCCAGGGTGGGCGGCAATCTGCGGCGAGTCGTCCTCGCACAGCGCCAGCTGCTCGGGGCCGAGGATTCGGCGGAAACGCTCGTACGCGCTCCGCGGCGACTGGAGGCCGGCGAGCTGGGACGCGAGGCGCTTGTATTCGTCGCTCGGCACACTATCCGGCGGCCTCCTCCGGTGTCGGACGCACTTCCTGCCGACGCTCGCCGTTGCAGGCTCCGCAAAGCACCGGGAACTCCTCGACGCCGAACTCCGTCCCCTCGACCTTCGCAATCCGCATGACGACGCCGCTTCCATGGCAGCGCACGCACGGCACGCGGCTGCCTACTGTCACGCGCGGCTGGTAGGAACGCTCTTCGTCGTTCACGCTTCCACCTTCCTGAGTGAGCCTTCCTCGAAGGTCTCTCGGCACGGGCCGATCTGGCCCTTGAACCACACGACGTTGACAGGACGCTCGTAGCGCCTCGGCGGCGCCTGCATTTGCACCAACTGTCCCATCATCTGCGTGACTGGCTGAGCGAACCCCTCGACGGTCATCCGCACCGATGGGTTCGACGCCAGGCAAACCACGTCGCCCTCTTTGAACGCGCGCTCGCTCACTCGTCCACCTCCACGCTGCCGGCGCCCGACAGCAAATCGTCATCCACGGCCGGCCGCCCGAGCGACAACCGCTCGACCTGCGCCCGGTCGCGCTTCCACTTCGAAAGGTCGGCCTCCTCGATGCGGACCGTCGGGATGCCGTGGCACTTCACCCAGCGCCCCCAGCAAGCCGTCTCGGCCAGCACCTTGAGCGGCAGGTCGACGCCAGCCGCCTCGAGCAGCCGTAGGCCAATACCGGCGCCGCGGAACTGCTTCTTGACGTACAGCATGCCCAGCACGTCGAACTGGTCCCACAGCGCGAACCCGAGGATCACGCGCGTCCCCTCATGGGAGGCCGTGGCGAGCAGCGTGCGGCCGTCGCTGATCATCTCGGCTACGCGCGGCCCGAAGATGTGCACCCACTCGGTCCAGCGCACGGGGCGCGTGTAGTCGCGGTGCGGCCAGCGGGTCTTGGCGGTGGCCTCAAATACGAATGCCGTCTCACTGCGTAGCTCGGGCGGCTGCACGTCGACGGTGAGCCCCGAGGCCAACAGGCGCCGGGCCCCCTCGGTGCGCATGTGCTCAACCTGGCCGGCCAGGATGGCGTCGCGCTCGGCCGTGGCGCCTGGGCGGCGGACCTTGGCGAAGGAGGCGAGCGTGGGTACTAGGTCCGTCACGCTCATCGCCTCGGCCTCAGGATGGTCAGCAGCAGCGCCACGACGCTCGCGCAGAACCCGAGCGCCCACACGCCGGTGCCGGTCAAGTTCCGCGCCTCCGGACACGCGTTCGCTGGGTAACGCCGGTGCCAGTGTACTCGGTCGTAGTCACAAGCTCTGCGTCTTCGACACGAGTCCCAGTGACATCGAGGAACACACGGATCATCGCCTCGACGGACTGGCCGTGCTTGGTAGCAAGCTCGCGGCTTTTGGCCATCAACTGCTCGACCGACGGCGCCAGGTCAGTCACGCCGGGCTCCCGAACTCGCGGCGGCAGTAGCCGCACTTGATGACGACGCCGCCGCCGAACACGGCAAGCTCGTCGCGAATCTCTCGGTGGTGGCGCCAGTGGGCGAGGACGCGGCTGATGGCTCGGATCACGCTTCCTCGCTTGCGTAGATGGCATCCATGATTCGTCGATGCTCGTCGTCGTCGATTGGGATTCTCCTGCCCTGATCGTCGAGCCAGTACCGTTCCTCCACTGCAAGCGGCTCCTGCGGCACGTGCGCGAACAGTTCGGCCAGGGGCGTTTCCCGCTGCGCGTCCGTCGGCATCGTCGCGTACTCGTCGAACTCGGCACCGATGGGCTGGCCGTCGCGGTTCAGACATTCCGAGCCCGGCACCGTGAACGCCAGGAAGCCGGAGCGCAGTTTGACGATTCGCGGCTTCAGCATCGGACCTTGACTCCGCCCGGACCATCGCCGCCGATGTGCGCATACTGCACCCGTTCCGGGGTCGGCTGCTGGCCGATGCCGTGGATCGCGTCGAGGGCGCCCTGCTTCGCCGGCCCGCCAGCGCTCGGGTCGATCTCGTGGACGAACACCATCGCCAGGTGGCGCTTGATGAGGTCCGTCTGTTTCTGGTCGAGCGCGGCGGGCGAGCCCAACTCGAATAGCCCTTGGAGCCAGTAGCAGAAGTCTCGTGATGTCACAGGAACAGCCCCTCGCCGAACAGCGCCTCGTAGATGGCCTTCGCCGTGTCTCCTGGCATCGACTGCGAGCGCGACATCGCGTTCGTGATCGCCTCAATGGCGTCTCGTCGGTGACCTTCCGGATCGAGCATGCACTTGGCAATCGGCGGCACAGCGAGCGGCTTGCGCATGTACGCGGTCAGTGCATCCAGCTCGCTCGATTGGCCCTCGAACTCCTCAACCTCGCCAGCAACGAAACGGCACTTCACGCGGCGGCCTCCTCGGATGGAATCTTGACGATCATCTGGTACATCGTGCCGAACCGGAATGACGCCTTCATCGGATCGAAGCGGTCAGAGAAGATGGCTTTCATGTGCTGCTCGAACGTCAACGGCTCCCATGGCGCGATGCCGTTGGCGCGGCGGAACTGCGAGACGCGCAGGTTGATGGCCTTGCGGAACTTCCGGTTGCGGCGACCGCGGTAGGTCGTGTGGACCTGGCGCCTCACCGAGCCGCCTCCTGTTGGGCCGCCTCGGCCTCGCGTGCGGCACGGTCCTTCTTGCGCTTCCGGTACCGCGCCCACACGCTGCGCGTCTTGTCCCGCGGGCACGTCGGCAGGCATCCGCGCTTCGGGTTCTGGCCGCAGTCAGCGCAGTTCGCCACGGTCAGCGGTCCTCACCGAACACCGTCCGCTTCGGCTTCATGCGCTTCTCGGCGTACGCGATGGCCAAGATTTGGCCGCGCGACCGCGGCTTCGCCTTGCCCTTGTTGGCGGCGGTCAACTCGCGCACGTTGGCCTCAAAGGCGCCGCGCGACTTGCCGGGCTTGAGCGGCACCTAGACCACCTTCCCGAGGTTCGCCCGCGGGCCGGCCTGTAACTCACGGAACGCACGGACCGCCGTGTCAGCGGCGTGCAAGGCTCGCTCGGCCCGAAGGGTGAGCGCCCAGCACGCCCCAAACGCCGCGTTCCAAATGGCCTGCTCTTGCTGGGTCAGTTCGACCCCAACCGCGGTCGTGACACTCGGCGTGGCGTAGGCGGTCACGAACCCGTCGTCGTCTGCCATTCAGTCACGCTACGCGCAGATTTGGCACATGTCAAGGTGACTCGATTGACTTTCTGGCGCTATACGTGGGTCACGACGACCCGCGGTGACAGATTGGCGCTATACGTTCCTAGACGGGGAGCGCGTAGCGGAGTACAACTGACGAATGAGAACGCCTGAGGAGCTGCTCGACTGGGTGCGCCGACAGTGGCTCGCTCATCCAGACGATTACGACCCAACGGACGAGCAGATGCTGGAGTTCATCGCGGCGGTCCAGCGCGACGCCATCGAAGGCAGCCCGCTTCCGGACGTGGCTGATCGCCAGGAGACCGCGCGCATAGACGAACAGGCCCGCGAGGACGCCGAACACATGGCCGCCAGGGTCGCCGCACAAGACGAGAAGCACGCGATCGTGAGCGATGCCTGGGAGAGGAACGCCACTCGCATCGCTGAGCTCTTCGGGCTCGGCCTCGAGTCAGGCGCCGCCATCTGCAAGCGCGTGCAGCACGGCGACGACTGCCTGTGCTGGGCTCGCGACTACGCGGCTTGGCAGGCGCGGAACGACGAGTAGACAAACCCCGATTCTTGTCAGGTAACCTCGTCGGTGAACCCTGACCATCTCGGACCCATACGGCACGGAAGGCATTCGGAGGTCCGGCGCTGTGTCCCGATGAATCGGTAAGGCCTGCGGCTGGGCTCCAAGGAGGTTGACGGCCGCGAGCCGCGTCTCCACCAATCCGCCTGCCACACCGGGGCAGCTGAGCCAGCTATCGCCGACCCTCGCCGGAGAGATGGTCGCTACACTGGCGGCTGTCTCCGTCTGCTTCGCGGCTTGCGTCCGCGCCTATTTTCGTCGTTCTTCCTGGCCCACTCAGCGCGCATCGACTTCTCTCCGTCTTGGGACCACGCGCAGTCGCGGCAGCGAAGGAGTTGGACACCGGCGACGAGCTCGCCGCAGCGCTGTCCATGCTTCCCGAAGAGCTGTCCGCACCCAGTCACGAATGCCAAGGTGTCACGGCCGCGCCAACCTGGCAAGACGATCGTCGTGGAGCCCGGTCGAAGTGACGTCGAAGCGTAACGTCACGCTGTGACGTGGCGTTGGTTACGTCATCGGAGCAGCGCCGCGAGTCACTCCGACCCGCCACCCGCCTCCGCAATCGCCTTTCGCATCCGCTCCACCACCAGCCGCTCGATCTCGTCCTCCGACTTCCTCGCCGCGGCCCTGGCCTGCTCGAGCTTCAGCACCACATCGGCCATCCGGTCCAGCTTCTCCACCTGCTCGACGTCGAGCTTGAAACCTATGTCCACCCCCATCGCCCTGGCCTTCCCATCACCGAGGCTCGTGGTCTTGCTGAGCTTCTCGAGCGTCCTCCCCGTGTCGACGTCGATGATTTTGAGCATCCGCTCGGTGCACCGACGGGAGAGCTCGCTGAGGATTTGCGTCGGATCAGGCTTGGTCTCCACTGGCGCTATGGGCGGTGTCATCGGCAGCATGGCGTCAACTTCCCGCATCGCTTCGATGGTGCCGCTCGTCGTCGTACGCGTTTCGGCGGCGCCATCGGCTGAGTCAGCGGTGCCGTCCGAGGTCATCGGTCACCTTGAGTGTTCGCGGTGGTCGGACCACGTGTCAAATCGGCGCGGCTCGGAGGCTGTCTCATGGGCGTCCCTCGCGTCATGTGCGGCCGATCGGGGGCTCGTCGCTGGCGGGCGCCGTGGTCGGCCTTGGATCAGCCAATTGCCGCCTCAACTCGTCGTTCTCGTCAGCTAGGCGCTTCAGTTCGATTCGCAATGGGTCATTGAGGTTCGGCCAGGACTTGTCCTCCTTGCCGTGGTCACCTAGGTGGCCAGGACCGTGCCAGCACTCGACGCCCGGCTTATCCGGATGCTTCGCGTAGCAGCTCACGGGCGCCCCGCAATCTCCCAGCACACCTCGGCGCACTTCCCGAGATGGCCTGGGCGCAGGTTGCAGACGCCGACGACCGTGCCGTCGGCTGTCTTGATGGGCGCGTTGCACGTTGGATCAGGTGTCGTCATGCTCTCTCCTTCGTTGCCTGTACCATCGCCAAGAACGCGCGCCTGTTGCGCCGCCTCCCGATGACCCGCTCGAGCCTATCCTTGCAGTCCTGGCACGTCACGTTACCGATGGCCCGAGCGAACGGCAGCAGTGCGCCGCGTACGCCGCACATCGCGACGTCGATGTCCGGGCCGTTTCGATAGTGGCGCGGGCCGGGAAGTGGGGCGGTCACAGCTTCGATGTCCCGTCGGTCGTGAAGTAGCCGATCATCCCTACGACCATGTTCTGGACCATCGCGTCTGGGTCAAAGTCGCCCTCCTTGCCGTTCATCGTTGACGCTCGGATGGCGTAGCGAGCCGCTGCCCGGATACCAGCCTCCCAGGTCTTCCGCTGCGGCTGATCGGTCCCGATGCGGAACGGCATAGGCGGCTCGTTATATCCATCAGCGGTCAGCCAGTGCCCAGCCGGAAGCGGCATGGACATCGTTGCAAAGCCCGACCCGTCTGGCAGCTTCTCGCATTCGTTGATGGTTGCGCCCAGTTCTTCGGCGAGTTCTTTGATTGGCCCCGGCACCTTGCTCATCGTTTCCTCCTGTCGCGTTGCCATCTGCCGTCGGCCGCCGCGCACCCACGGGCCGAACTCGCGTGCCAGTGCCAACTTCTCGCTACTCAAGGCCATGGCCAGTCGCGCCAGTGCGTGCCGCGCCGGCCATATCACGGAAGCGAACGGATCCACCGCCTGCCGCGGGTCCGACTCAGCCGGGTAGACCCGCGACGGCTTCGCGCGCTTGACCTTCACGGCTTCTCTCCGATGAGAGCCAGTCCTGCCTCCGTGAGCTTGACGTTGATCCACGGATAGCCGGGTGAGTTGTCGACCTCGACGAGCTTCCGTCGGATCACATCGTCCATCGTCCGAGCGATGACGTCATTCGCGGTCGCCTCGAACACGCTGAAGCGACCGTGCCTATGAAGCACGCGAAGAACCTCAGTCGCGATCCTCTGCTTACGCCTCGGCAAGTCGTCCAGGCCGACCGAGAAGCAGCAGGCGTGCGACGTAATCACTCGACCAGCTCCCATCTCCGCTTCACCGTCGTCTCGTCGGCCGCGGTGTCGTCGTCGATTAGCGCGTAGAGGCGGCGCTCGCGGATTGACGACTCGGCGCACAAGACCGGGTGAAGCTCGCCGTTGCTCCAGCCGGCAGCGTGCCAGTCGAATTGATTGCCAGTCGGCAGCAGGCAGGCGATGCACATGCCTGGCTCGTCGTACTTCTTGAGCAAGACCAGGCGCTCGCATTTCCCCGACGAGATGCACGGCCGCAGTTCGACGCACATCCCCGGCCTGAGCTGGCAAGGGTCAGTCACCAGCTTCCACGGGTCGCGCGTCATGACTGGCCATCCTCGGTCGGCTTCGCTTTGAAATACTTTGAGTCATCCGTGCGCGGCCACGAAAATCCGCAGCCGCTGCCGTGCGCCCCATAGCAGTGACCAACCCACGTCTCCTTCGGGCCGGTGCTACCAGACGTTCCCCACTGCGTGAATGCGTCGCACTTCGGACAGAAGAAATCGCCGTCGTCACCGTTTGCGATCTTCGGTCCAGCATGCAGCGGACGGCGGCAGTTCCAGCACTCGCGCGCATCGTTGACGTTGCCGTAATTGCAGGCGGCGCACGTCCACCAGCCAGCCGACTTGTGCCACAACTTGCTGGTCCATCCGGTGCTCGCCGGCTCCGCCTCACCCGCCAGCCCGTCGAGCGCCAGGCGTTCCCAGTCGGCGAGGTACGCCATTGTGTTGATTCCGCCGCCTTGTTGAATGTGCCCGCGCACATCTCGTACGTCCGCGAGCAACCGGCGAAGTGCGTCCGCGGCGGTCACTTGGGCTCCGTCGGCAGCGCGCGAATGTGTTCCGCTGCAATATCGAGCAGGACGCGCGAGACGTAATTGCGATTGTCCTTCATTGTTCGAAGCTCAGCAGCAGCCATCTCGAACGCCTCTTCCCGCGCGCGACGGGCGACAAGTTCAGCTTCGTGTCGACACCACTCCTCGCCTTCGCATTCGGCGCGCGTGCACCACTCCCCCTCTATCAACTCCAGCGCGGTCTTGAGCTTCACTTCGTCCTCGCTTTCTTCGGCGCGCGAGTTGCGGCGTCGATGGCTCGCAGGGCGTTTGTCTCAATCATTCCGAGCTGGTGATATAGGTCGACTAAGTGCGGAGCGATCAGCCGGCGAATCCTCCTCCGCTCGCGTGCTGCGCCAGCTGCAAGCCCAACAACGAACGCTGTGCGTTCCTCGGTGTAGCTCATAGTCCCGCCTCGTCGATGGCTTTGTCGAGCCTGTCTCTGGCAATCGTGTCGTCGGGCTCAGCGCGAACGAACATAACCGCGGCGTCCGCGACCTTGCGCAACGCCAGCAGCTCGGCATGCATGTTCATGAAGCGGCGCCACTCTGACTCGCCAGCGTTGGAAGCGACCGCAACCAGCTTCTTCAAGTCCTCGTCCGTCACGCGCGTCATCGCTCCAGCTCCTCGAAGTCGGGCATGTTGTCGTAGTCGGCACCGTCGAGCGCGAGGCTTTCGGCGATTTCTCGCCAGTTTCGATTGCAGTCTGGGCAGTTGTCCGAATGGCCGTCGAACACCCATTTCGTTGAGTCGAAGCGACCGATGTGTCCGAAGCCGTCTGGGTGCGTGCGGCGTTCCATGAACAGCCGCCGCTCGTCGTCGGTTGGGGGCTGCCATTCGATGGTGTAGTTTCCGGCTTCCCATGCATACCCAGAAGAGCCATAACCGTTCGTACCGGCGAACCCGGATGCCTGGTACACCGACGTAATCTTTCCGGCCGGCCAATGCGGAGGATCCAACAGGAACCGCACCTGCATGCCGACGCGCGGCTGAATGTCCTTGCTCGATTTCATTTCCGCACACTCCTCGTCGAATTCCATTGGCCTGCCCATGAACGCCTCGGCACGTGCCTGACGTTCTCGCCTCACGTTCGGATCTGCCCACAGCGCGCGTTGGTTCGCCATCACGGATACCTCTCTGTCCCTACGGCGCCGAAGTCCGCGCCATGGTCGTCGAAGAAGGCCATCAAGTCGCCGCGCCACCGCACCTGCTTGACGATCCCGGTCTCGCCGTTGCGGTGCTTGGCGATGATGATTTGCGTGTCAGCGCCCTGAATCCAGGGGAACAGCACGATATCGGCGTCTTGCTCGATGGCCCCCGAGTCGCGCAGGTCCGACAACACCGGCATGCGCGGCACCCCGCCGGTGACGTTCTGGCGATTCAACTGCGCCACGAGAATCAACGGGCACTTCAGGTCCCCTGCGAGGACCTTGAAGGCGCGGGACATGGCGGCCACCTCAAGCTGCCGGTTCTCGGCGCGGCCGTCTGACCGCACGAGGCCGAGGTAGTCGACCACCAGCAGAGCCAGACCGCCACGCGCGTATCGCGACCGCCACCGGCGCGCCTCGGCGGCGATGCGCCCGACGGACAGCTTGCGATCGTCGACCCACAGCGGGATGCCACGAATCTGGCGGTCGGCCTTGTGGATCTTGTCCCATTTCGCCAGGTCCACGTCGCCGTTCGTGATGCCTGGCACCTCACCGACGAAGGTCAGCGCCCGCTCGATCAGCTCCTGCCGCGACATCTCGAGCGAGAAGCACAGCGCAGGCACCCCAGCCATCGCTGCGCGGATGGCAGTGACCCATGCCAGCGAGGAATTGTGCGCAACCGTGAAGTCGGCGAGCAAGAATCGACCATCTCCGTCGAGCTCGAACCCGGCATAATTTCCATCGCCGATTGGCTCGACGGTGAACCCGGTCCTAAGCGCGTCCTTGATCTGTTTCCGTGGCGGAGCCTTCTTGCGAGGAATTCTCGTCGGGATCATGTCGGCATGCCCGGAAATGCAGACGCGGTAGTAGTCTCCGACGGCGCCGGTCTGGCATCCCTTGCGACATGGACTTACGTGAGCAGACAAACCAACCGAACGAGCAAGCCTGGTTACGTCATCTGCAAGATGCGGAGAAGCCGAGATCCAATCGAACGACGAGTGTGTCATGTGACCATCGGTGTCCATGAGCCCGGCTAACAGTTCCAGGCGTTGCCACTTGGCTGCCGTCAGATACGACTCGTGGATCCTCTTGGCTGCTGCCGGGGAGGCCGCACCCAACTCGGCGAGCGTAAGGTAGAGCCGACTGCGTCCATGTTTCCCTCCAGATCCGCGCTTGGACACGATGTGATGGGTCTCTGTTGTTGTTCCTGAGCGCGAAGCCCAATAGATCAGCCCCCATTTTTTGGCCTGCGATGAACACTCGTCGGCGATGGCCTTCTCTGGTTTGCACACACTGAGCGACCCGTCCACCATGCAGCCGTCGCCTAGAACGACTCCGAGAAAGTACGGATCGACAGGAAGTTCTCTCTGTGGAAACTCAACCGCTACCCGGAATAGCTTGCTGTCGCCCTGGAAGGTCTTGTCAGTGGCGATGAACTCGGTGAGCGGAATGTCTGTCACCTTACCGGTCTTGGAGTGGACAGTCGTCAGGACATGTTCAGAGTTGCACACCCACGGCGCTCCCTTGATTGGCGTAATCCGAAACATCGGACCGATGCCTCTGGTGGTTCCAAGCACCTTCCTCGGCTTGGAGTCTGCACCCATGAGAAGGTCTCCAACGGCAACGTGCTCAACCGGAACGACAGAACCATCCGCGCGCATGACGAGGGTTCCGGGACTCAGACACTTCCCGCCACCCGGGTTCGCCGCCACGACGATTTGCTGGCCAGGTCGGAGCCCGCCGAGCATCCCATCGAGCGACATCAGGCCAGTCGGCACCGAGCCTGCGCGCGTGTTCTTGGCCCGCGCCTCGATGGCATCCTTCGCCTCGTCAAGCGCGTCCCCTACTCGCACCGGACCGTCGTCTGCAGGCACCTCCAGCGCGTCGATGCTCGCCCGCGTCTCTGCCAGCAGTTCGCCGAGCTCGGCCGAACCAGCCGCCCGCATGGCCGTTTCGGTCGCGAGCGCGATCAGCCTTCGGCGGACAGCACGTTCGCGGACCAACTCGGTGTAGTGCCGCGCGCTCTCGGCCGTCGGTACCGCCCCGGACAGCTCGAGCATGTACCCCTCGCCGCCTTCGAGCCGCTGGATGTGCCCGCGCACACGGAGTTCGTCCATGACCGTCAGCACGTCGAGAGTCCCGCGCCGGTCGCACTCGCGCATGGCGTCCCAGATCTCGCGGTGGGCCGGGATGAAAAAGTCGTCGGTGGCCAACATGCCGGCGAGCTCGGAGAAGACGGTCGGCTTGATCAGCACCGAGCCCAAGACGGCTTTCTCGGCGTCTATGCTGTGCGGCGGTTTTGGCGCGTTGGTCATGGGTTAGGTCCAAGTTTTCGAGGAGTCAGGGTCTTGTATTGGGGACCGATCTGGACGCCAGGAGGGCCGATTGCCCTGACCTCGGCCTGCTTCCTTGGCGCTCGCAGCCCGTTGAAGTTCAAGACGAACAGCGAGAACTGGTGGCGCTCGGCGACAGCCTTCGGCGACCGATCGCCGAGAAACTCCGCGAACATCCGTCCGGATGACGCCTGCGCGTCCACCCGTCCCTCGAGGCCAAGATCCTCGAGCATCCCAGCAAGTGTCCCAACGGCCTTTGCGTCGCCTGCCCCTCGGCCATATGGCATGTTCGCGTTGTCTCGAGACCAGGCCGCTCCAAACCTTCGCCGCCATTCGTCTGCCGACCAGAGACCGGTAGGCGGTGATGCTACCGGCTCATGGTCGTCGTCCTCGGCGAGGGCGTCAGCGACGGCTGCTGGGATGGCAGTGCAAGCGACGGCTACCTGCTCCGCAGCTGTGGGATCGCACGCGGGGGGAGAGATTTCTGAAGGTGAAGGTGAAGGTGAAGGTGAAGAGCCAGAATCGGACACGCATTTCGCTGTGGCGACCCCAGGCATTTCGCTAGGCGTTCCCCACCCATTTTTACGTCTGTATTCGGCCCAGTTAGTGGTCTCGCTTCCCTTTGAACTGTTGCACCTAGGGCACACTGGCTGAATGTTATCGACGCCGTCGTGTCCGCCCTGGTAGATCGGAATAATGTGGCCTCGTTCTGGCTTGTGTCCTGACGAACCGCACCGCACACACCGACCATTGAACTCAGAGACGAGTGTCTCCCATTGCAACTCCGAGTGGGTGGCTATCGCCCTCGCCGCTGTCATGCGCTGACTCCGCGTCGTACCGGAAAGAACGTGGATTCCGTGCTTGGCAGCCGCCCCAAGTCTTCCGCTCTCCGAGGCGGCAAGCTTCCGACCCATGGCTTTCTCATGTTCCGCCCTGAGTCTCTTCTGATGCATCGAATCGCCGTCCACGACGAAGAACCGAGAGAGCGACTCCCATGCGGCCCTCCAGCGCGCAGGTGACAGCTTCGCGATGCGAGCCAGCTTCGCGTGGTCGCTCGTGATCGTTCCGCCGTTTCGCCACGAGGCCATGAGCAGGAGCAAGTAGGCACCGTGCTCCTCGGTGGTCAGGTCTGTCGTGTCGGCCAGGTAGTCGGCCACGAACAGAGGCATGAAGATGTCGACCTTTTCGGCCACCTACGCAACCTCCAGCGTCACTGGCGCCTCGAGCTGGTCCCCGATGGTCGTCCACCCGTCACGCGGCTTGCGGGCGAATAGCTCGAGCCGAGGCCCCGGGCAGAACCCTTCGATTAGATGGAAGAACGCTTCGGGCTTCTCGCTGTGGCGACCGGCGCGCGCCGAGAAGGTCGACCGCTGCGATCGCGTGTACAGATTCGGGCGACCGCGCACAGCAAGAATCGCCGTCTCATGCGATGCGCGGACGTGCCTGCCCATTCCGAACCACGGCAGGCCAGTAGCCGTGAGCTTCTGCCAGACGATCTCCGACTTCGGGATGAACCCCCACGCGCGGACCACGCGATACGCCTCCTCGACCTGGGACGACACGCGCCACAGAAACAGGTAGGCGTCGTCGGCGACGGGCGGCAGCTTCAGGCGGCAGATGTCGTCAATCGACATCACCTTGTAGTTCTTCTCGGCGCCGCGGGACGCGCCTGGCAGCTTGTCGCCAAACGACCAAGGTGGGTCGGCAACGATGCAAGCGAACGGCTCGGTGCTCATCGCTTCCCCGTATGGCCGAAACCTCGCTCGCCCCGCGCCGTCTCGCTAAGCTGCTCGACGCGTACTAGTTCGACGCGTTCGACCGGCGCGATTACGAGCTGGGCGATGCGTTCGCCTTTCGCGATGCCCACGCCAAGTCGCGAATCCAGGTTAGTCAGAACAACGGCCAGTTCGCCCCGATAGTCGCTGTCGATGGTGCCGAGGTGACACAGTAGGCCACGCCTCGACATGCTCGACCGCGGTCGGATCTGGCCTTCGGTTCCTGGCGGCAGCTCTACGGCGATGCCAGTCTTGATGACGACCGTCGTGAACGGATCGATGTCGACATCCTCAGCAGCGCACAGGTCGATTCCGGACGCGCCGGCCGTTTGGTACGTGGGTGGCGGCACGTCGGCGAGTAGCTTGTAGCGGAGGGTCGTCATGCTGCCTCCTTTGCGAGCGCAGATGAAGCGATTGAGATCAACACATCGCGAAACTCGACTGGTGTGGCGGCGCGCTGGCGCTTAGATAGTCGCTGGCAGACGCCAGTCCTGATTGCTCGGCGACGCTCCTCGGCGGGATGGAACCCATCGTCCAGGCGATGCTTGGCGGCAGACGGACCCCATTTGAGCGAAGGAAGGTGCACTCCGTACGCGAACAACCATGTCGCCTTGCGAGCGGCGTGGCCGTAGTGCCCCTGTTCCACACAGCACGTCCAGCCGCCTGAAAGATCTGCCGCCACCCACCCGCCGCTGCGCGGAGGCGTGTTTAGGCCGTAGCGCCGCCATGCGTGGCTAGCCTCCGGGTGCTCGAGCACGCCGCCCCAGCGCCGGACGGACTCTAACGCCGATGCGAAGCAACCGCCGTCGTCGCCCTTCACGCGACGGACGCGTGCGGACGGTCCGCCGCTCCAGTACCGTCCCCAACGCTCACATGGCGGATGGGCAACGACAGGAAACGGCCCCCCATACTTCCTGGCATCGCGTTCCTCGTCCCAAGGATCCACGCCATCGAGACCGAAGTAACAGCCGCCTTTCGCAACGAACAACGCGGCGACCATCTAAGGCCAGCCTTTCGCAACCAGCACGGCCAGCATGCCGAGCATCACGGCTAGTAGATTCAGCCAGCGGACGGGCGGGAGTGGTTGGCGGGTCATGGCTTCACCTTCGGCACGTACGGCGCAAGTGCGTAGACAACCAGCGCCGCTGCGATGCCATCTAGAACGCCGAAATGCCGACCTACGGCAACACCGGCCATGATCATTGCCGCGAGAATCAAGCCGCCCTCGCCTTCCCAGCCGACAGCAACTTCCCAACCCGAGCCGACAGCAGCTCATCGGTCGCAAGCCGCCGCTCGAACGCAGCGACCTGGACGGAGATGGTCGACCTGTCGCGCCGAAGCACCGCCGCGATGTCACGCGGCCGATAGCCGCGCTGGGTGAGAACGTACGCCACCAGGTCGCGCAGGCCGGTGTGGACACGGTGCCTGCTGCGGCCGGTCGTCACCTCGCGCAGCACACCGCGCCAGTCGCCGGCCACCTGCGAGCGGACGATGGTCTCGACCATCAGCGGCAGCTCTACCGGGACGGCCACGACGGGGCGTGCCGTGGCGTCGCGGCCGATGCTGGACATGGCCAAGCGGAACGCGGCGTGGCGGGGCTCGCCGGATGCGACTAGGCGCTCGTAGAACTCAGCAGCGGCCGACAGCGATGCCTGGCGGCGGGTGGCGGTCATGGCGTCGCCGCCTTCATCTCGGTCAAGATCCGCGTCGCGATCTTTGCCGACAGAATCAGCGTCTCGTCGCCGTACTTCTTTCGATAGGCGTCGGTGGACGCGCGGCCGCTGGCGGCGTCGGCGGCGTCGCCGGCGTCGGCGTAGGCGTAGGAGGCGTCGTAGGCGGCGCCGGCGGCCGCGGCGGCGTCGTAGGCGGAGGCGGCGTAGGCGGCGGCGTAGGCGTAGGCGTCGTAGGCGGCGGAGGCGGCGGCGTAGGCGTAGGCGTCGGCGGCGGCGTCGCGCTTCTTCCGAGCCTTTTCTTTCCCCGCCAATGCTGCCTCTCGCGTCCCTTCGTCAGCGCAACGCTTCGCCTCGTCCGCCAGCCCGGCGCGTCGCATGAACACCGGTACGACCTCGCGGATCGTCGCCTCGGCAAGTCGCAACAGGAACACCTTGCGGTCCAGATCGTTCGTCCCGAGCAATGCCAGCCCCAGGTCTTTCAGGCCATCCGCCCTGGCCATCTCGCTCGACCAGTCGGCGTCATTCAGGCGGATCGCGAATCGCGCCGCAGCAGGTAGCACGCACGGCGACTCAGCAGCGTCGGTCAGCGTTCCGCCGCACGCCAGATTCAGGCACGCCATGATGCAGGCGTGCTCCGTGTCTCCGAGCCCCGACGGCAGGCCGCGGGACAGGAGCCTGTCGTAAGTGGACCTGTCGAAGTTGGGCGCGCTCATGGGCGCACCGCCAGGAACCGATCACGCGCTGTACTTCTGGTGGAAGTATTCATCCCAGCCCCCAACAAAAAGACCACCCCCCTAGACAACCCGCTTCGACGCGCCGGAGATTGTCGGACCGCCGGTGTTGATGCGCGGAACGGGTTGACTACGAGGGTGGTTCATGGCGATCCGACTCTCCATCTAGGCCACAAAATCCAGACACTAGCAAGTAGAATCGTCACGAAATCGAAGCACACGATCCCTCACGGTTACCTACACGACAGGAAAGTCGCGAAGATCGGCCGTCTGACGCGGTCAGCCTCGTTGGATTGCTTCGGCTACGACAGGGTTCGCGACGGTAACGGACGAGCGGTGCGGCCCCTTGCGCGTCGCCTGCTCGAGGAGCTCGTGCGCGGCCTCGATGTCCTTCGAGTTGACGCGGATGTACCCGGCGGTCGTCGTGAGCGACGCATGGCCGGCGATCTTCTGGATGGCGCCAATTGGAGCCCCGAGCCGGTGCAGGCGGCTGATGGCCGTCCCGCGCAAATCATGCAGGCGGACCGACTTGTCCCCGGCCGCTGGCTGAAGCTTCGCCTCG